GCCTGAGACATTTTGTTCTGTGCGTGATTTAGATACAGCCTTTATATCAATAAATTCTCCTTTTCGATAGGCTTCAGCAGTTCTTTTGATTTCAGCAGCTTTCGCTAACTTGTTCATGGCACCAGACAGATATTTTTTAGGAACACCTGTCTTTTTGTCCTTTGGAACTCGCCTAAATTTTCTAGTCACTTTTTAGTTTTCTTTTTAGCAGTGGGCTTTGTTTCTTTGGGCTTTTTTGTTTCTTCGCCCTGTACTTTAAAAATATATCCCATTACTTTTTGCCTCCTTTCTTTTTCTTCTTTGTTCCTTTGGGTTTCATTGATCCGTAGTGTGAAGGCATGACAATAAAAGTAGCTGTCTTTATATTACTTCCTTTTGCGTTTTTTAGCAGTTGATAAAGCTATTGCTTGAGCTTGTTTTAATGTCTTGCCCTCTTTCATCAGCAAACGTATGTTGCCAGAGATAGTCTTTTGTGATTTGCCTTTCTTCAGTGGCATTTAACTAAATGATATTTTGCCTTCATTAATATCTTTAACAAAAGATTGAAAATCCTTTGCCTTACCAGCAGCCTCAATAAATTTTCTACGTTCTTCAATATCAAGATTTAAAGATGTCATTATCTGTGCTAAATCTCTTGAATTGTTTACAGTTTCTACATTCATAAACCTACAGTATCACTTACCACTATAGCTGATCTGTTGAGAATTACCCAATAATCAAGATTCCAATGGACTAATTTGTCACCAACTTCATCAACTAAAGGCAAAGGCACTTGGTATCCATCAATTCCAAGAATAGTGCAAGCTTCACCAACAGTATTGATTTTATATCCTGTAAGCTTTGTTGCTTTTGCAATAGTTTCATTTTCCCAATTTTTAAAAGTTGTTCTATACCAGTCGGAGTCAGGGAAAGCGTGTGCGCCCTTCAAACTTTTTGTGCTTGCCCCTTTATCCCAAGTTTTTAAATTTGCACCTTTTTTTATTCCAAAAGCTGTAATCCTTTTTTTCTTTTCTGCGGCTGTTACTGTCGAACCATAACTTGATGTGTAGTTTTCAGCTAAATCAAAAGCATTTTGATTACCTTGCTTGACCATAGCTTTTGTCCCATGAATATTTCTTGATGCTGCGTATGAGCCGTTACCATAAATTCCATTACCTTGATAATAATAATCTCCTGTTTTTCCAATACCTTTGAACTCATCAGACCATTTATCATTGGAAACACCTCTATACACAAGTAAGTTTTCACCATCAGCACCTTTAACTAAATCTGTTCTATCTTTCAAAGCTTTAACATTCTTGACCCTATCTGGTCTTTTGTTAAATCCTTGTTTCCAAAATAGATAGTCATTGTACATAGGTGAGTTTTTATCTATTGCTCTTTCTATGCTCAAACCTTTTTCAAGTCTTTCAATCTTTGCATCTATTGGCCCTGTAGACGGATTCTTAATACCTCTTGATATTTGTATTTTTCTTTCATGCTCTCTAAACTTCTTAAGATCAGCCAACAACTCTTTTTCAGTCAGCTTTTTTAGTGGCTTCGATTTAACAAAGTCAGTTGCTTTAGCTGTTCCTACGACCGCTTTAGGCTTAGGCTTTGGTTTGATATTTGTAGGCTTACCATAGATTCTCTGTAAATCCTTCAGACTTCTTTCACTGTCATCATCACGCACAAGCTTCTTTATTGCCTTCTGTCCAGAACCTTCCTTCTTTGCAAGACGCTTAAAATAATTTACTTTCTTTTCATTACCTAAAGTTTTAACCTGTAATTTTTTATCTTGCTTCAATAACCACTCACCATAAGTAGTGTCTTGTGGGACTCTTCCTGTTGCACTTGGTCTAGTAACAACCTTGCCTACTGGTGGCGGCTTCAAATCCTCAAAACCTTTTCTCTTACTTAGTCCTTCATAATCAACAACAGGAACTGTAGTAGATCGGCAGTTGAAATGCTGTGGTGGTGTAGGGCCTCTGTTATATGCAAAAGTCTTACCATCTAAATCCCTGCAAACTGCACTTGTTCTGCTATCTAGTGTTGCAACATATTGATATTTTGGTGCGACTTTACTATTTGCTGCATAGACAGCCTGTGATGCCTGATTCTGTACTTGGTTTACAGATGTTCTGACAATGGTTCTTATTTGATGGTTTGCAAGCTTGGTAAGTTCACCACCAGCTAAAGCTTTCTGTCTAGATGACAAAGCCTTTTGCCCAAACTTTAAAGTGCCTGTCATGCGTCTTGCTATTTCTGCTGTTGACTCTCCACTAAACACACCCTGCCTTATGTGTCTTGTGAGTGCGTCTTTCTGACTTTCAGCTATTCCTCTAAAAGCTTTCTCGACTGTTTGCCCATTAGGTAAGGTCTGCATGGCTCCTTGTCTTGCAGTCAGTTCAAACTTACCCTGTCCAAACCTTTTGAAGTCATCTTCTGTAAATTCTTTACTGGTAAATATATTTGTTTTAGTTGGGTCTGTTTTTACAAAAGACTCTGCATATTTTGGGCTTATTGCTACTGAGTTGATGGGGATATTTCCTGATTTTACCACCTTTTTTAGTTCATTCTCTATAAATCCAGCCTGTACCTTTGCCAAACCCTCTATCTCTTTTATCATTTGTTTTGTTGTCCCTTTCTTCCAATTATCCAAACTTGCTTTTGACTGGGCAATGATAGCTCTTAGCCTCTTTTTAGTTTGTGGTGATATAACCACACCTTCTGGGGCTTTTGCCTGTCTGATATTGATTTGCTTTAATTTCTTTGCGGCAACAAGAATAATATCGTTATATGTTGTTTGAAATTCTGTAGCTACAGCATTACTGTATCTATTTAGATCAATAGTCTCCCTAAAAAATACCTCTGGAATACTCATCTATCATTCTTCTCCCTCTTCCTC